TCTTGCGATAACACCATTTTTAGCGTCCTTTTTTTCTATTTTTCGCAAGAGCGCGCAAGCGAGACTCTTCGTGCAGGCCCAGCCTTGCGATTTTCATGTTTAGCCGGTATCGCTCAAAGGCCGTTAAAACATCATCCACGCCAAGAACGGTTGTCGGCAGGACGCCGTAGCGCGTTGCGACAATATCAATATTTATTCCTTCTGTTCGGGGGACAAAAAACCTTTATCTTTTTCCTCCCGCTTGCGATACCCAGAAAAAATAAGGATTTCATTGGCCAATTTCGTAAAATGATCTAGGGACAAGTCTTTAATATTAATGCATCCGTCCTTGTCCCCGCCTTCAATGCTCACCGGCGGATTGACGACGCCATTAAGCAGAACTTTTTTCATAAAACTGGATGGGTCGGCCTTGCCCCCTGTCGTCGGCGCCTCGTCCCACATATCGATCGGCGACAATTTTCTGATCTCAAATTCAGCTCCGTCTTCCATGCTTACAATCTTCGTCTTACAAAACTTATCCTTGTACTCTTGCGCTGTCATTCCCATTTTCCTTCACTCCTTTTTTGTTTTGCGAGGGGCTGGATTCGAACCAGCGACCTATTGCGAGTTAATCGCAATCTAGCTACCAACTGCTACACCCTCGCTAAACATTAATAATTATGGACGTTCGTCCCCAGCGAGCTGACGCTAACGATGTTGATTGGCTTAGTTGCGCCGTCGGCGTAAGCCGTGAACGGCATGGAATAAGTGATCAATCCGCTATCGCTGATCGGCGGCGCACCGGCGTTGAGCTTAATCTTTGGGCAGTTAATGGTATAGGCTTCGGTCAGCGTTCCATCAATGGCGTCACCGGTTAGCGTGATTGCTAGGGCGCCGGTGCCCATGCTCTGAAACTGCTGCCATTCGTTCGTGCCATCGAATTCGAGAGTCAACTGTCCCGAAACCTCGATCCGGCCAGCTCGTTGCGGTTCTTTCAGGTACCGGCTTCCGCTGTGGAAACGGTCGGCGGTCAAGTTCTGATTGACCGTTACGCTCCAGTCGCGGACGTTCTTGGCGGTCCCGAACAGGCTGACGGCCGCATCTTGAATCATCCAGTATTTAGAGGTCGAGAATGAAGCGGAGGAAGCGGCACAAGTTCCCTCGTCTTCGGCGATACAGTCGGCGGAAATTGTAATCGGCCCATCCGATTGTCCGTTGATGGTGAAGCTGTTGATCTTAACGCCGTGGTAAAGATGGGTCAACAGATCCCGGCAACCTTCAACGCAAAGGGACGTTCCAAGCACATCGGGGATTGTCCAGGTGCGCTGGATGGCGGTTCCGGCCGCACCGGTCGTACCGATCGCCACTGTTCCCATCGCGTACTTCATGAAAAGTTCGTGACCTTGCCGGCGCAAATCGAACTCCATTGGCCCACTAACCATCTTTTTTCCTTGGCGCAAGTTGTCCACGTCCACCGCACTATTGTACACGCTATTCCCAACCACCACATCGTCATCAGCCTTGAGATCAAAGGAATTCACCTCAAGGAATTGGAGCCGATCCTGCGGCGTTCCATACGTCGCCTCCGTCCCGATACCAGCCCATGCCCCGTAACCAAAACCGTAAGCCATGACTAATTACCCCCTTTATTGTGATTCTTTTCGTGGTCTTTTTCTTTCTGTTCTTTGACCGGGATCCATTCGGCGGGATTTAACTTGGGTGATCCGCTGAACTCGCGAATCAAGCCGGGGACAAGCTTGCCAAACCCGACGCTATTGACTGCGGGCCCGATATATTTCATTTTTGTCAATTTAGCAACCTCCAGGCTTCAACGATAATTGTGCCGTGAGCGTTGAAGCCTTCTTTCTCGTCATAATTTATGACCCAACTTGCTGCGTTCAAATATCCGTTTACAATTGCCCCTATTTTAACACTACCGTCTAAAATGTAAAGGATGTTATCGAGCAAGATCTCGGCCTCATCTTTTGCGGCATCGATTGATTTCATATTCCGAACCCAGAAGTCAATCTGTAGCTCGTCTGTCCGCGCCCGCCGCGTGCTTGCGCCTCGGAAGCTCATCGTTCCCCGACTCGACCAGATATTCACCGTAGGATACATAGTGACGGGAATGACCAGCTCATCAGGTTTCTTGGTTATCACTTGTTTAACAGAGGTCGTCAAACCGGAATTAAGATCGGAAACATTGGTCGTGCCAATAAGAGTGACCAAGGCGTCCTTGATGGTATTCAGGCCAAAGCGTTGTGCCATTTTATAGCCCTCCCATAATCCAACCGCGCATGAGCATAAAAATACCTTTTGCGGCTTTGGCCGATAGCCACATGAATTCGCGGGCGGGCGGGCGACCGGGGACATCTCCGCCGTAATTCTGATAAATGGCATACGGAGCCTTGACGCCGCCGGCCACAACTTTGGCAAAGTCTTGGCCGCTTTCCGGCATGACGCTAAGGCGTAAATTGCCGGTATTTTGTAGCGGCCGGGAATGGCCGTGCGCGGCTTTCCAAGCAATCGTCGCCGGGCTTAGTTTCTCCCATTTTCCGTCTGATCCTCGCTCTTCGTCGAAATGATCAAGCACGTCCCGGCGCATGGCATTGGCGACTAATTTCAGGGCTTTTCCCGGATCCTTGGCGCGCTCCGTCAGCTCCAGTAGTTTTTTCTGGATTTTATCGGCGCCGACCAATGTCATCGTTATCTGGTTAGCCACGTGATGCCTCGATGTCGCTTAAAAGATCGGAGTCGATCGACTGGTTCAGCTCGCTATCGACATTAAAAATCGGCGTGTAGCCCTTGGTGTTGCTCCATATTTTTGACGACGACCCTTTTTCGCCTTCGACTGCTCCGGCAACGGTCCCATAGGAGGGAAGATCAACCTCTCCTTCTTTTAACTCCTCGAGTAACTTCATCGCTTTTTTATAGTCTTCCTCGAGCGTTTCGTACGAAGACGGGATCTCGTTAGGGAACACCGACCGTAGGGTTTTCCAAGCCGCAACCTGAGTCGCAATGCTCTCAATGGCCGGCGGCGTAGTCGCAAACGGCACGTTATACCGCTTCGACAGCTTCAGATCGATCACGCTGTCGGCCCAAGTGATATGGCTGCCGACGACGTTTGTGCCGACGACGTTTGTGCCAAAGCCTACGCTTCCGCTGGCGTCAATATAATACCGTACCAAATTGTCGTTAGTATATGCCACGGTCTTTTTCAACCTCCTCGGCTGTCGCCGTTAATTTATAAACTTTTTTCCCGTCGCAAGTCGGCAAGTTCCACCAGCAATATACATATCCATTTTTGTCCAAGTGGAAAATCGGTTCGCCGGTGTCGACGACCAATCTCAGCCCCGCATCCATCGCCAGGGCAAACCAAGACAGATCCTCGGTCCCGTAGCAATCCTCGGCCCGGAATGGCACATCGAGAGCCTTGCGCGAGATCAACGTACATCCCATGCCGGTTGCACCATCCAGATCGTGAACGCCGCCATCCATGAGGTCGCGGGCAATCTCAAAATTGCCAAGCCCTTGATTCCGGGCATACTCATCATGGCTTAAATCAAGCTTTTCGCCCATATTCAGCCGCCGGAACCGCTCGGCCGGGAGGATCCGCCGGAATAGCATCGGCCGGGGCTTCGCCCAGGCGTCAAGCTTATAGGGATAGGGGACGGCCGCAATGTCAGCTTTATGATCCTGCGCCAGCTTTACCAGGTTTTTTAGGGTATCCCGGCCCATTGAAACGTCGCTATCGATAAAAAATAAATATTCGGCCTGCGCTTGGATTGCCGCCTGCCTGATCTGTTCGCGGTTATAATAAATGCTCTGCATTTTATTGGAAAAGTGTGGAACGCTTGTTGAGATCAGAATGTCGCGGTAATTGGCTCGCTGGATTTGCGACCAAGTCGTGACCTTGTCCACGAAGTTCGGCCCGCTGTCGGAAAGACAAAAAACAATCGTGATATATTTTTTCCAGTAATGGAATCCCATTATCATGGCCGCCATACGTTCAAATATCCAGTCCGAAGCTTCGGACAATGGAATTCCGATCACGACGTGCGGATAATTAACCGGGGCTTCCATTTCTTTCCAGTCGTCATGCTCTATGAAATCCTTCCACTTTTCAATAAATTGTGGCAGGAACTTATAGACCTCGTTTTGATTTTTAATTGCCTTTCCATAGCTTTGCGCGGTCAGATGGTAGAGGATGGCCTCCGGGCAGTACCAGACCTCATAACCGGCGGACCGGGCTTTGAGGCACAAATCCACGTCCTCGTAGTGATACGCTGGTTCCTCTCCCAAGTGGGTGAACCCCCCAACCTTGTCGTAAGCCTCGCGCCTGATCAGTGCGCAGGCGAACGTCACGGCCTGGCATTGCCGGGCCTCGGCGGTCCGCGGGTCATGAATATCGGCATTCAAAAAGCGGTGGAATGGCTGTAGGTACTGGTTGAAGACGATCCCGCAGTGCTGGATCGTGCCGTTGGGGAATAGCAACCGGGTCCCGACCACGGCCGCTTTTGGGTGCGCATCGGCGAAGTCTAGCAACTTCTCCAGCCAGAAATCGTGCGGCGCCGTGGTGTCATCGTTCAGGAGCAAGACATATTCGCTGTCGGTTTCCGCTATTGCTTTCGCGTTAGCATAGGAAAAAGACAGGTTTTTTTCGTTTCGAACATATCGATATTTATTGTCGTAGCATAGCTTTTTGATGAGTTCGCCGTAATCAGAGGCATTATCGACGACAACAACCTCGACCCCTGGCGTGGTTGCGGTCGTGGATTTTAGCGTAGCGAGGCAGTTGATCAGGTGTTCTTTTGCCGAGTGGGTGACGATAATAATAGATACTTTCTTTCTGTCGTTCATTTTTTCTCTCCTTCTTTCTGTCGCCGCTTCATTTGCGCGGCCTCTCTTACTTGCGCTCTCGGAAATATCTTGCCGTACCGTTTGCCGTGCCGACGACATAAAGATCACTACCAGCATTGAAGGCCGCTTCCGACCCGTTGGCGATCGGGAACCCGGTCGTAGTGGCAACGCTTGACCCAGCCCCGACATACATCGTGTCCCCGGTGGAATTGTAAACGCGAACGATGGTGTCCGGCGTTTTAAGTGCGGTATGCAGAAGCGTAGCCGTTGAGCCGAAGCCAATCGATCCGTAAG